CTCTGGTGTACGAGAGTTTGGGGCAACAAAGCCACCAAAACTAATAAGTAGAGGGGCCAAGCCAAGGGAGTGAGAACAAGTATACATCCGCAGAAGTTGGGGACGTAGGCAAAGTTCCAGAACTCAAAGTAATTGTGGCAATAATGCTAGGATTGACTATATAGAAACATTTGCCACCTGTCAAAGCAGAACAATTAGTACCAGCCATAGAATAACCAGTGGCTGAACCTCCAAAGGAGGGTTCTAATTGTAAATTTGCAGTGGTAAAAGTAGGAGTAGAAATAGACGAAGCTGTTCCTTGACACATATATTGGAAAACATATGCTCCACCAGCTGCATTAGCAGGAATAGTAAAAACTGTACCTGTCATAGAGCAACCAATGGTATCAACAATTTTTGCAACATCTGTTCCACAATAATTAGAGGTAGTAATAGCAGTAACACCAGCATAATGGGCATAAGGAGTATAAGGACTTTCCTCATTGCCGAGTGGGATAGGTTTCTTGAGTTCAACCTCATAAGAAGCCCACAATTCACCACAATTAACACTTGTACCTTGAAGTCCCATAGTAGCAACATTCAACATACCTAAGTCGTAAAACTTGATATCATCAGTAATAGCTGAACCCCTAACATACTGCACTTGGAAAGGATTTTCTTTGGGATCACATTCTATCGGATGACAGAAGGATTCACACGGCTTACCATCACAAGAAAAATACTCATTCAACATTTGAACTTTATTCAAATAGGCTGGAGCATTTGCTCGATATTGTGTTGCAAGAATAACTGTTCCAAGAGCGGTATTCACTGAAGAAACAGCAGTACCGGAAGTACTAAGAAATTCGAACATCAATCCCTTAAAAGAGTATTCTTGAAATTGTTGTGCAACCGTGGCTAACCAAGGAAAAGTCCCTCCCATACCAGCATTTATAGGAAACTGAGTTACCTTAAATGTGTTAGCGGAAGAACTAGAAACGACATCGCCTATAAATTCACGATGACGTACTATAACTGATTGGTTGTTAGAATGCATACTAGGAACTGGAACTAAACTATTATTTCCACTAACTAATGAATTCTTACTAAGCTTGTATCCTCCCATGCCTAACCAAGTAGCAAGACCGTTTCCGGCCTGCTTTCCTAAGTTGCCAAGCATGGGGTGTACGAGACCACCAAGAAACTCTCCGCCAGTTCGTAATAACTGGCGTCCGTTAGAAACGGGTTTCTTGGACTTATTTTGTTTTTGAGGATTATTGTTACCGGATTTACCGGCCGAGGTGGCACCCTTCTTACCACGAGCTCGTTTTCTTTGTTTGTTGTTTGGCATTATTCTGTATTGGATGCTAGGAATAATCACTAAGACTGTCCATCCACTCAAAGCCGACACAGGCGGTCGGAACTGTCCAGTCGTTTGGCATTTAAATAAAATTCAAAAGGAAAAAGATAAACATAGGTTTGATTCATTGCAATTTAAAACATCACAGATGAAGTAAACAATGCTTGTCTTTCTAAAGAAAATATATAATTTAGCTCAGCACACAGACTGATTTAGTTCCCTAATGAAGGACCCAATAAGATACCCATCCCACAGATTCCAACTGTGCACACTAACAAAATTAAGTGTGTGGGTAGGTTGCGTAAGGTAGCACTACTCAAGAAAATCAAGAGAGATAATAAAAGCTAACAACTTTCCAAGGTCAGGATGATGACGATATTCATAAGTCCATTGGACTAATAAAGCATATCGATCTGACGCACATACCTTGGTGCTGAGTAACTTAAACATACTCTTCCATTGATTAACTGGATAAGCAGTACCACCTATAAACCGCATACTACAAAATTCGAAGTCATCAGGACTAGTAACATCATAATTCTTACACGTATGTCCATACTGGGAATATTTTTGAATAGCGTTATCGACAACGCTTTCAATAGAATCGTCTCCCATAGTAATAACCCACAAACTTCCAATGAGATGAGCTACATAAGCTCTAATCCACGAATTCGTTGAGCTAGTATTATAAGAGCCAGAAGCCTGTATTCCATAAGAATTCTGACTATACATAGTTCCATCGGACAAGACAAACACCTTTCGGGCCAAACATCTTGTCCTATTCAAAATCAACCTAGAAGCTACGCTGGAGGCGGACAGACCATACATCCGTATGCGTCGCGCAGCATCGGCCATGAGTTCCCATTCCTGGACTGACCAGTCCCACGCTGAAATATCAGCCTCTGCAAGAGGACTTATTGACTGTTTCACATTATCAAGAAGGACGGCAATTCCATCATCATGCAAACCCATTCCGGGCTTACTAGGTATATTTGAATATTGTTCTATTTCTGTAATATTTTGAGCGGAAAACAAAAACCGCTCAATAATTTGGTCGACTAAAGAAACGTTGCTTATAAGTCTAAACCTTCCTTCACTCACTTTACGCAAGGAATGAGGCTCATCCTTAATAAACAATCTTACAGGATCACATAAACCCCGTAAAACTAATTCTACGGGATTTAACACAGACACATCTTCAATTCCGGCGAGTAACTCAAGTCTCTCGCTGACACACATGGCGATTTCCGCCATATGCGACTCTAACAAGAGGGAGTTCTTAACCCAGAGATTTCCAAAAGGAACTCCAGGGTGGGAATCAAGATGCACTGACCAACGTATGATTGAACATATCTTCCGGTAGCAATGTTCAGAATAGAACATTCCCGGAGTGTATGGGTTTTCATAAACCGACTCCAATCGCGACGTTGGGTAATACCTTTCCAAATCCGACATTGCTTTCTGGTGAAGTTGAAGGTCAGGTCCACTAACCCCTCGATGTCGCTTGGCATGAGCACAAAGGGAACTCCGTTCCCATTGCGGCCCAAAACTGGGATGTTTCCACTTTGCAAACTCTCCTCCATATTCACTAAGACTGGCTCGAGCAAGATAGACTGTGTCTTCCTTGGGCTTGTTAAATGAACGGAAGGAACAGATGCCAACGAAACTAAGGGTTTCTTCTTCTCCAAATCCTTTAGTAAGGTAGGAGAGGGTAACTTCCGAGAGCGTCTCCGCTTGGAAGCAGAACTCGACGTCGTCTGGGTTGAAACACAAAGTGTTTGAACAACATGCTTGAAGCTTACATGTGGAGAAACTTTCTGGTGTAAAGAGATATCCTCCGACGTGTCTAGACCAGGCGAGACATTTTCCCGCCTGGCCTGACAAAAATCCATGGCATTGTCAACTTGCACTTTAGCAGTTTCATATTGCAATGACTCATTTCCGAAATGTACAGGAATAGAAAAATCCATTTCCTCAAATTCTGATGCCCACTCACGCACTTCAGTATTAAACTTAATACCTTTTGAATGGATAACAGTGAGTCTCTTATTCTCAATATCGAAATATTCAAGAGAAGAATCCGCATCTTCTAATTCGGGGAAATGATTCCAGACACTCTTATAATGGATGTCACTTTCTTGTAATCGGAGATCCCAAATGCATAAAGTGGCAACATTATGACCACGGACTAAATTGGCTCTAGTGTGAATACCCACTACAACTCCACCACTCATAAGTGGAGATCCACTATAAGAGGGGAAAGTAGTACACTTATGCTGACACCTAAACAAAGATGCCTTATCATTAAGTGCCATTCCACTAGAGACCATAAAGATTCCGTCAACGAAACCAAATACACTAACTGCCTGATCGGCTGTCTTAAATTGGGTTTTCAATACTGAAACACCCAATCCAGACCAAACGCCTACAGGCAATATAACCAAGGCTATATCAAGGCCAGCAGACCATACAGCAACTTTAACTTCATCAAAATCAATAGGCAACACATAGCCCTTATGTTCTATGGACAACTTATCTTCAACAATACGTTGCCATGAATGGGCTGCAGTACATAAATAAGTACTACCATTATAGCGGATTCGCGATCCCATAACGACCACGTCTCCAACACTATTCCTAAAAGAAACAATTCCTTTAGCCTGTGTATGCCTATTCGGCACTTCCGAATAAGACCTTATTAAAGAAGATGGCACAGCCATTTCAAGCACCTGTGACTGACGTCTAACAGGGGCTGACATAGAATATGCCTGCATAGGACTGAGTCTGACATGTACAATAGTACAAGCAACTTCAATGGCCATATAAAACCCATTGTAGTCGGAACATAACTCTCCTTCTTTTTGAAGAATTCTACTACCGTCCGCAAACAGCTTAGTTTTCTTCCTCCAATAATATATCCTATTACAGATACCTTTTAAAACTCTAAGAAAATATAAGCCACTCAAATAAACACACTTGGAACCAAACCAAGTAATGGATACATAAATGATGACCAGACCAAGATATTTGGCCAAGAAATCAATAGTGGTGACTTTCCACAGTGACTCTAAATCAACTATGTCAAATATAGCAATCATACTAAATAATAAATATTTCC